TCGTAACGATACCAATTTGATACCCATCTTCAGTTAAGTATTCTTGTTTTTTATGTACGAGATCTTTAGCATATTGCCAACCATCAACAGTTTCAAACAAATGATTTTCATTAACTCGGATAACTTTGCCGCTATTAAGAAGTAGAATATATTCTTCCCACATTCCTTTATCAACAAATGCTGATACTGGAACAAATCCATCTGGAGAATCTACTTCTATAGTGTATCCTTCGTTTAGCAAAGTTTCAACTTCTTTAATTTTAATAGTTTTTTCAGTCATATAAAGGTGTGATTTGTATAAATATAATTTTAGCCGGAACGGGAATCAATCTCATGAAATTTTACTCTCAACTCTATTATAACCTATGTAATGAAAATGTAAATAACAAAATTCATTATTGTAGAGGATCAAACATACATAAACATCATATCATCCCACGACATGCTGGCGGAGGAGAAGACGAGAGTAATTTTACTTATCTTAGTATTAGACATCATATAATTGCCCATTTCTTATTATGGAAAATTCATGGAATGGCTAATGATTTGCGATCAATGCATATGTTGGGGGCAAAGTTAACATACGAACAGCGGAGTATTGTTGGTAAATGGTGTTATGAAAATAAAATAGGAATGTTTTCATTTAGCAAAGAAGAGAAGGCAGAAATTTCACGAAGAAATGGTAAAATGGCAAAAGAAAGAGAAACTGGCATTCATAATCCAGAAAACTTTTCAAAATTTGCTTCACTGGGTGGAAAAGCTTCAATAGTTTCACCTAATAACCCATGGACATATTGGGCCACTCGTGAGGGGAGATCAACTCGAGCAAGTTTGGGGGGAAAATCGCACGTCGGAAAAGTATGGATCCATAAAGATGATGTAATAACACGATGTCTATATAGCGAAATTAGCAAAAAAATAGATGATGGGTGGCAATATGGTATGAAAGACGGCGGCAAGGAATATGTAAATAATGGAGAGAAAACATTTCGTATTCAAACCGAGAAAATATTTGAATTGCTTTTGCGTGGTTGGCAATTAGGAAAGGCACCAAATTACCAACCAGATCGTAAGCGGTCTAAGAAAGAATTTTCTTATGAATCCTTACTCGAATTGGAGTCTCAGGGTGAACACAGCCTGCAAGGATAATGTTTAGTGTTTTACGAGGGATGCCTCCACCAGTAATTGTATTAAACATCTCAAGATCAAATGGGATTTTATCTTCGGTCTTGTGATAAAACTCATATCGCTGATTTATATTTTCGAGATAGTCATGACCAACATTTGTATCAAATGTTACACTTAATGCCTTGCTAAGTATGTTTGGAATTGCGCCTTCTGCCTGATCTGGAGACCGACCATCAATAATAGAAACTGCTTCTATAATCGCAAGATGAACTGCGCGATCTTTACACCACTTTTCTGTCTGCGTTAGCAGCCACTCATGCTCTACAGAATAATTCTCATTTAGTGTAGTAATTGTATGGGCAATCGCACCAGAGTCTCCACGATTAACATGCTCAGACTGTTGAAACTCGATTGCAAGTGCTGAAGAGTTTGGTAACTTATTATATTTTGTAATAAATTGCAGTACGAGACCATATATTGCTTTATGATGTCCTTCAAAATATTCTGGTTTTAGGTGTGGTAATGTTTTACGACAAAATGGTTCGTTGTTTACTAAATTTTTAATTATGATGTCTTGAAGGCTATTCTCCATGTTTTCCTATTTTATATTCTTGATTTAAAAGTATATCAGACAATACGTCTCCAATATAATTTTTAAAGACGTTGTCGCGGTGCAAAGATTCTTTGCAGTGTGTCTCTGCTGTAGATATTATATTATATGCATACGATAATGTACACACGTCTTTTTGCGGGTCCTCATTTAGTTTTATTTTTGCATACTTGTATATTGTGCCGACATACGGCCCGCTAACGAGTCGTATCCCATATACCTTATCATTTGATGAGTCGTCTACAAATATATAGTCAGTTATTTCGCTTGGCATAAATTTAGTCACATGAATTTCCATACTTCTGTGGCAACCAAACGTATGATGAAATTACATATTTAGGGTTAGAGATTGGAGTTGCTCCTTTGTGTGGATACATATAGTATGGTGGAAAACATAATACGTTTCCGGCTTCTGGCTTTATAGCAATCTCAGTGCCAATATCAAATAGCGTCTCGCCGCCCTCGGCTACGTCATTGAGGTACCAAAACATTACGATCGCGCGTTTACTTGACGGGACGTCGCAGTGATCGGTATGCCAATCAAATATACCAGTTCCAGGTTCGTATCGTTTTATACGAGGGGCTTCATAATCCTTTAATGGTTCATAACACGGCAGACGATCACGTAGTATATTACATGTCTTTTCCAAGTAATGATTATTTACCGCAGACATTAGCTTCCCCATTGGACCTCGAAATTCTTCAAAGCCTGGGTGGTCGAGCATATTAATCTCGTCAAAATCCAGAATCTTATTTTTACGACGCACCTTTAGTGGGTCATTTTCTGATATTGAATCATATCGAGAGATCAAAGCCTGACACATATCAAGGGGCATTGCGCCCCTCAATAGGAGTATATAGTCGGCTAGCGTTTTCATATTATTCAGTTTCGCCAACTTCGCTAACCTCTTCTTTGACACTAGCATCATCGCTAATCATCTCTCTCAACCCAATCGTATATTTTTTCTTAATGTGTGCCGCAAATGCTGTTTTAGTAAAGACAGTTTCCCAAAATTCCTTTGTCATTGTTTGTGCTGCTCGTGTATTTCCCGACAATTCAGTTTTTGTTGCTGGATCATACGCAACATACCAGCCGTTTTTAGGCTTAATTACAAACCCTCCTTCAATAGCAATATCAAGAAGACCACTCCATTTTTGGACACCGCCTTCCCATGACACACTAATTGGAATCTTACTTTTTTCTTTAACAAATCGAGACTTTTCAACGTTAATAATAAAGTGATAGCCTTGAATCTCGGTTCCGTCTTTATCTTGTTGGCGACCAATAATCCAAACGTTGTCGGCACTATACATAATTCCAGTTCCGCCACTCACAACAGCTTTGCTAAACATTTCCTGAGTCTGATAGGTATGGTTAATTGCAAGCAAGCAAATGTTTTTCATTGTAAGGTATGGCGTTACCATACGGAACAATCCCTTAAGAGCTTTAGCACGAGTCATATCAGCCACGCTCTTTTCATTCATTGCATCTTCCAATTCCTTTTTGGATGCAAGGTTGCCAACACTGTCAATAACAATAATTACCTTGTCCTTGCGGTCCATCTGCTCAAGCTGATTTACAATATCAAACTTGAGTTCTTCAATGTTTTTAATTGGAATATGCAACACTCGTTTGGTATCAATGCCAAAGCTTTCAAAATATTGTTGAGGTGATCCAAATTCGCTATCATAAAACATAAGACAAGCATCTGGATGTTTTTTCAGGTATGCGCCTGCCATAAGCAATGCAAAACTGGTCTTAAAGTGTTTTGATGGACCAGCAAGTACGGTCAATCCACTTGTTAGTCCACCATCAATGCTACCACCTAATGCAACATTAACCATTGGCACGCTTGTGCTCGTAATGTCTTTTTCAGAGTAAAAGTCACTGTCAGCAAGGACGTCGGCTTCTTTAATTCGGCAATTCTTTTTTAGTTTTTCAAGTACAGATGACATAGTTTGTTTTCTTTTGTATATTATATATTGTTTGCGTCAGCAAGTAAATAAGAAATTATGCATTTAGCACAACATTTAGTTCTTGACGAGCGACGTCTTTGTCTAGTGGGTGAATGCGGTAAATCGCTTCTCGTTGAGCCTGTGCAATTTCAGTTAGTTGGGAATCATTTAGATGCGCAATATCAGCAGCACGAATATTTGCAAGCGACTCGTCACGATAATACAACATCATTTCTTTAGGTTCACCAATCAAAATCGACTCTACGTCAGCAATTTGTAGTGGGCGAGCTCTCCACCATCCAGAGCCAGCATGAAAATAACCTGGCATAAGAATTCCCCACTGAGATGCATAGACATTCATCATTTCGCCCTCAACGACCCGGTCTTGACCGTCTTTACGAGAGCCATATTGCTTTAGTGTCCAATCAGTAGATTCAACACCTTGTTTTGCAAGCCACTTTTTAGTCTTGTCCTGCATAAGTCCAGCAAAATTAAATACTCGCTGTTTCGGATCTGGGAAAAGGGCTGGAGTTGCTTGACGATTGAGGTGATACGGATTTGGGTTGTATCCAAATAACAAATCATTTGGCCAGTCTAATAGCAAACTCAAGTCTCCTCCAGCAAAAGCGGGCATACACATTCTATTAGACTTACTTTTGATTTTTTCAATAGCTTGAATAAATGTGTCTGTATATGACTCAATGTTGTCTGGAATATGTGTGTGACTGTCTACAACAAATTTTCTAAACAACTTGGCTGGGTCGCTAAGTGACGTAATTCCAGTAAAGATACTTTCTGTTTGCCAGTCATCAAATGCAAAGATACAGTTTGGCTTGCGTGAAATTGCCCATAGTGCATTGTATACATATCCAGCAAATCCAGCTGGGTTATGTAGGAATACAAACACTTCGTCATACTCGTCTAAGCTTTCACCAATAACTGTCGGACGCATATCAACAATATGTCCCATGTCTCGAAGGATGCGTGGTAGTCCATATTGACACATTGCAACCTGCAATTGTTGTTGTAGATAAAAGTCATATGTGCACTGTGCCTTGTTACATCCAGTAATTAAGATTCTCATATTATGATTCGAAACGTTTACGATTCAAAAAGTCGCGTGTGCTATCTTGACCTTCAATTCCTTCGCGACACCATGCAACAAGGAAGCTGCCGTAATTGATCAAATCTTTTCCGCTGTCTTCAATACTCTCAAAGTTTGGGACATAGTTTGGATCATTTTCCATAGCTTCAAGCACACTTTGCATACGAAGTACCTTTGCATGTATAATATCAAGTATACTTGCTGCGCCGCGAGGATAATAGTCTGCTTGACGAATCCTACTATGAGGATTCTGATAATCATTCGATTTTTTGAGTTGCAACTCTGCGCACTCTTCAAGAACTGTAATAGATACTTTTTTCATATAATATATTAACCTTGACCGCGGGAAAGCTTTTTGTAATTTTTGCTTTGCTTCAAATGGGAAGTTTTGCTTTTAGCATGAATTCCTTTGCGCTTAATTTTCTTTGGTTTTACCTTGGGGTTGTTGTTTTTCATATGTTTATTATATATCGAATATAGTTTTTGTAAATATTAAAGTGATTGCTTATGATTTATTATATAGAATGTTATAATCTTTCTTTGAAATGTAATGTTCTCTAGTTTTACTATAATGATCGATTAAATAAAATTGATTTTCATATGCATGTAAACTACCAACTTGCCAAGTAATATCACCTGCAACAAGATTTGCCCTATAATCTTTTAGATTATAATCTGCAACTAACTTATCTAACACATACTTTTGCCATGCATAGTCATTACGATAGCCTGCCCAAATATCATTACTCCTCATTTGAACGATACAATGTACTTTACCGTCACGAATCAAGTATTGTACGGCGTTCGTACAGATGAAATCACTCATACCACCTTTGTGCCAATCATCATGCATGGTGGGACGAGTATAGATCATAATCGCACGGCGCGAATTTGGATTGCGGACCAATTCGTTTAGAGTGTTTTGATACTGATTATGATTCTTGGAATCGAGGGTGAGATAACCGTAATTTGAGTTAATGAATCCGGCTGGAGTTGCCACTGATTTCCAAATTGCTGGAACTTTACCTGGAATGTCATTTACGTTCAGCGATCGCGATAGGTACCAATCCAACTCATGTTGAATATACTCATGATTGAGTTCGCCGAAAATGCTTGGCTCATCTGCACAAAAAGAAGCGCCTACTAGTTCTAGAGTAGACACTCCAGTTTTATCAACTACAAAGGCCCCCGCATTATATTGTTCAACAAAGTAATTTCTGATTTGATTGATTGTCATATTATCCAAAGATGATTTTGCGGTGTTCAATGATTAGTTTAAGATAGTAATTGTCCTGTGTGTCTAGTTCACGTTCGAATTCGGTATAGTCCTCATCTCCAAGCAATTCAACTTCAATAATTTTATTGACTTGAAGTTGACGGTCATTAGAGATATAGATATACGCATCTGAAATGCAATCCTTAACGCTGTGTCCATTTTCAAACGATGACCAAGAAAGCGTATTAAAGCAATCATCATGCTCCACAAAATTAACGAGTCGTGAAAAAAGGACTTGCTTAAGTGGATCATTAATATTGTCGGTCGGTGACGACGTAAACATAGAATGTAGACGATTAATAATTGGAATTGTGGTTGTCATAATAAGATTTATACTGAGATTTATGCATAAAAAAGCCAAGGCAATATAGAAATATTGCCTTGGCGAAGTGTTTAGGAAACTTTTACCTTACGTTGTTTTGGCGGAGCCTTCCGCTTTGGTGGAGCTTCAACTTGGAAGTCTTCCGAAATTTCTTCGGGGCTAGCAATAAAGCAGCAGCCATCGTCGCTACTTTCAGTAAATTCAATTGCTTCAAAGTCTTCAGCAATTTTGTCCTCAACTTCGGGTTCAATTACCTTTGCGAGCTTTTTAGCAGTTGCCTTTTTTGCAACACCGGCTTTACGGCCACGTTTGGTTGGACCTGCTGCAAGAGCCGCGGCGATTACCTCGAGTGGGAGGTTTTGCGGCAAGTAGCGGCTGTAGCCAATACACTTGGCCTTTCCAAGGAAGTTTTGTCCAATTTCCCTGCATGTCAGGCCATATTCGCGCCCGACTGTATATACTTCCTTAGCAGTAAACCCATCTTTAGCATTAGGGCGGGAATGCAATTCGTCAATCATTTCTTCTACTCGTGTTAGCATATGTGTGTGTTTGTATTGTTTAGCTGTACATAGCCATTATAGCATGAATCCTCGAACTTGTACACAACAAAATTCACTTTTTTTCATTTTTTACGTCTCTGGGACGTAAAAATGCGTGAAAAAGCACTTTTTTAGACAATTTTTGCATCTATCGAATGTTTATGGTCTACTTCAGAATATAAACATCCATCCAAGCATTAGTGGATGTCACAAGCTGACGCAGTGTGTTACGTGAGGGTACAAATACGTCGAAGACATACCCATTTCCCCGCGCAGCACTTTTGCGAGTAACGGCCGAACCACGGTCTTGGACGACGAAACTCCCATTTCCTACTTTATTTTCTAATTCGGGAATAATGATTTTAGTCCCGAAAGGAAAGTCTGGATGAGCCGCTATGGTAACTCCAGACTTTCCGTGTTTTATTTTTGAGCACGCAACCCGTCCCCACCATGGGGATTCGGGATAGTAATATGTAATGCGCGCTCTTATTTTAGTAGCGTTCTGTGGAGCAAGTGCATACACATCCCCACAGAATAATAATGATAATAGTATTATATACGTAATTTTATTCATTATGTTTGTTTCCTTTCTATCTTTAGTATTTTTTTATATCTTCGATAGATGCAAATTATTGCGGGTGAAGGCCTTTAAGCTTTTCTGTGCTCTTTTATTTCCTCAATCGCCAAAATTGTAGAATAGCATTCAGCAAAGTCAACCCAATGACTCTCATGAAAATGTCCATGATATGCTTTTGACGGCTGGCAAAGTTTAATCAATTCGCTATGTTCAATACGCTCTTTATAGCATAAGTCCCAAAGCGTTGGATCTTTTTCGCACCAACCACTAATACCTTCTTTGTCAAAGGGTCCAATCCAACTTGGTGCAGAATGGGTAATAAGAACATCACACTTTTCAACAAGTTCTGGCTTTAGTACGAATACTTCATCGCTCCAGTAACTCAATCCTTCCTTACGGCAGGCTCGATCAATGCTTACTGCTCCGCCGACAAACAAAAACTTTTCTCCGTTAATAGTTTCAGTATGATAATCGGGAAGTAGTTTGAAATGGCTCAGGTCGATTCGTTCAGAACCATTGAAATACAGTGGATCATCGTGATTACCCCGAATCGACATAAAGCGAATATGTCTTTCTTCAAAGAATTCATTCATAAGAACGCATCCTTTACGCTCGCCCTCTGGGGAATAGTGAAACCCCATACCTAAGTCGCCAACACAGATCAATGTGCAGTCACGTAAATCGAGGTCAGTAACTTTTTTCATTAGGCGATTAAATGCGCCGTGGATGTCTCCGATAATGTAAATTGGGTTGCTCATATTGTAATGTATTTTTGTTCTTTTAAATAGTGAATGATGTCGTTTTGCTGTGATTTTGTATAATGCTTTTTGAGTTTGCGTCTTGTTTCTATTGTGGAATAATTCCTATATGCTTCAGCAAAACTGCAATGAAAGACAAAGCCATGTTTTGGAAAAAACACATTATCATTTTCTACATAATAGCTCATTACATATTATTATATTACAGTTCCTTAGTTGCAGAAAATCCCAATTGTTTTGCCTTTTTAGGTGATAGTGTCGCATACCACCCACCCTTTTTGTAAAGATCTCCTGCTTCACCAGTATGCTGACATGTCTTTGAGGTAAGATACTCAGCAAAACGAATCATACCATAAATATCATCGTCTCCTCCATCGGCGTATACTCGTAGAGTTCCAAACTTTTCTTTGTACTGGGCAATCTTTGCTTGCTTAGGGTTGGTACGAATGTATAAGTCGCGCATGAACCAAGAAGCGATTTTCGATGTAAGTCTTCGAACCTTCATTGAGAATTTTGCATCAATCTTTGCTCTTTGCTCTGGTGTCGGAGAAGCAAACTTACGAATCACAAACGTGTCTTTGTATGGATTAAAAATTGTGTTGATTTTCCAGTTAATAGGCTTCCACATTTTTTCATTGATCCAAGCTTTGATCTTTTTATTAGGATTAATTTTGCTCCGTTGAGTATTTTTAATATAGTTATCAATACTGCCGAATAGATGATCTACAATAGTCTCCCATCCTTTAGGGCAATCATTCCAGCATCTTTGAAACTGCGGCAGCAGTTCTCCATCTTCTCCTGTATAGAAAAGGTTAGGATACTTTTTAAACAGATGTTGCTCAAAGTCATAATCTTCTTTGACTTCTGCTTCGATTTTTTCTTTTAGTTCTTTTACGGTTTTAGTTTTCATATTATTATTCTTTTTCAAATAAAGCTTTTAATCTCTCGTATTCAGAACGATCTCGGACGATTTTTTCCTCGGCACGTTCTTTATGATACTTTAATCGATTTGCGTATTCTTGATCAGTTTCGAAGCGTTTACCACGAAGCTTAAGATGATACCCACCTTCATAACAAGAGTCTTCATAGATTTGTAAATCAGTCCAATCCTTTGAATATTTTTCTTGTAGTGATTGAAGATATTCAATCGCTCCTTCAATACTCATCTCGTCTAACTCAAGATCAGTAGTATCTATAGTACGAATTAATTTTTCCATAGCGTTTCTGTAAGAATATAGTATAACGGCAGTCCAATTATAATCAACAATAAAATAAGCATTTCTGGATTTCTTTTGTGAAAGAACCATTCACGCTTTAATTCTTCTTTAAAGTCTTTACAATGCATCAAAGGATGGGCTTGAGCTTCTGTAGGAAAAACCTTATCAATAGAATATTTAACAATCTTACTTTCAAGATCTTCTACTTGCATTCTCAATTTAAGATTTTCTTCAATCAATAACTCTGGCTGATACTTATCGTCATCAAGTTCTCCTAAAGCCTTCAGAGCGATCATTCGGCAAGTTTCTGCTTTACGATTCTTCTTGGTGATTTCCTCCAGTGCCTTGATGTAATGATCGCAGTGACGCTTCATATCTTCCAGATCGTGCTCTTCTTTTGTTGGCTTATAGTTTGGCACAGTTCGCAAGATATGATTCAACATTTCAGTTGTTGTAAGATCTTTCTTTGCTCCAAAGCCAGCATAATACCTATAAGTCATTTCAATCTCACCTTGTAGAGTTTCCAATTCCATTTCCGAAATAGAACATGCGTCAACTAGCCGCTCGTTTACTTCTGATAGACGTTTGATATTATAGGCATCGCCATTAACTACTGCCTGAAGGTTGCTACAGCGAGATTCAAGTCGGTTAATTTCTTTTAGGTATTCTTCGTTTGTCATACGTTATTGTATCTTACGTGTTCGTTTAATTCGTCCCGCTTTTTTATTTTCGCCAAGTTTCATGGATACATTTTACTATGTTTGTCTGCAATGTCAAGAAGCTTTTTGGTCTTTTCGTTTTGAAGCGCGACCATCTCTTTGAATTTTCGTAACTGTTCTACTGGTGGTTGCAACTCTTCCCATGATGGAGGAAGAGCTTCGCCTAGCGCATATGCTGCTTCTCTCCAGCTATCACGCTCTTCAATCAACACAGCTACACGTTTAGCTCGCTCTTTCAAGTCAGGGCGGTCACTAATGATTTGCTTTAGTTTTACTTGATTGTCGTGAGCGGCTTTCCATGCATCACGTTCACGTTCAAGTTTATCGACTTTTTCTTGAAGCTCATGATTTTCCATTGCGAAACGAGCATTTGCTTCACGAAGGTTGGCTAGGTCGGCTGGCAGACAAACCATATCCTTATGCTCTACAAGCTTATCGGCATAATCTTTTGCTTCTTGTAATTCAGTTTTTAGTTTTTTATTCTCAGCGGCGATCTCTTCAAGACGATCTGCCGCTTCTGCGATTGCTGCTGTAGCAACACCATCTTCGCAATAAATATCATATGAAAGAATCTTCATAGCTCCAATAATTGTTTCTGTGCTTGATCTCATATTTTAATTACCGTCTTCTGGTCCTGTTTGAAAGAGTGTATCAATTTTCTTTAGATTAGCAAGGATTACTTCTTGGTTCATACTAATATTTCTGGCAATAAAGATCTGATGACAAATATGAGTAAGCAATACAAGTTGTTCTTCCTGTGTATAGTTATGAATCTGGGTTAGTTTTCCAGTTGGAAGTTTTGTGTGCTTTTTCATCATGTGTCGCTTACATAGTTATTATACCATAAAATTCGGCAGATGTAAACAACTATTTTACAAAAGTTCCTTTTTGCCTTCCCAATCAAAACTCCACATATTGAAAAATGGCATGTCACGTTCAGCGTCATAAGCCTCAATCTCTTCTAGCCAAACATATGTCGAAGAGGAATTAAGTTGAGTTTTACGCACGGTATATTCCTGTCCAATGGCAAGATACTTTTGATCGGTTATTACATTGGTATGCCATGCGTGTGTGCAAGGTTGAGTAAACGTAACTTTTTGCCCATCTTTCGGGAGTCCCATTCTTTCTTTATCTTTTTCAAATACGCTCATGCTTTTAATAGTTTGGGGGTTTCAAAGATGTTACCGATTACCTCAATATCATCCCCGCTCCAAACTCCCCGAATATCATTTTTATTAATCCAAGTTAAAAAACACCCTTCATCAAAAATCACTTTACCGATAAAGTTTTCATTTGTATATTGGTCAGATGTCGCTTTTACAATATCACCTTCATAAATGTCTTTTTCATTTTTATCTTTTAGACCAGTGTATTGTTGAATGACGAGAGGAGATTCATTGATGTGTGTAAGTCCATCAAAGTAATGATTTGGTTCTTCGGTTGGAGTGTACTCACCGTTGCAGTTTACATAGTCTATGATTTTTCCAGTAAAAATGTCAAGCGCCCAGTTGCTACAAGCGTGTGTACCTCCGTCATCGGCACTTAACCATCGTTTATTTTTTTTATTCCAGACTCGGAATTTAATAGTTTCTCGGTTTGTCATAATTTAATGAATATAAATTGCTTCACAATCAAACGGATCGTCATCACGATCAGCAACTTCATGTTTACCATAATACCATTCGGTATACGCATCAAGTTTAATCTTAACTTTGCCAGCTTGATGAGCTTCATCGACTCCTCCTTCATAACCAGAAACAATAACCATAGTTTTCGGATCATATGTACTTAGTTTTTCAATCAGTTGTTTTACGTTCATGTCCACAAATGTTGATGATATTTAACGATAGCGTTCATGGCCCACAGGTCTTTTTCTTCGATTAGTTTTTCGAGACGATTTGTTTCGGCGTATGCTTCTTCAAAACTCATACCATATAGCTCTTCGCATGAACGCATGCATGATGATTTGTTCCCTGCGGCATCAACCTTTGGTTCTCTAAACATTCCATGAACCCCAGGAAGCTCTTCTGGATAAGAATTGTCATGTTCTTTTTCAAGCATTGGCCGCTCAGTCTTAATATAGTTATAAACCGAACGAAGAAGAGTGTCTCTTGTTTTTAAAGTATCAATATATTCCTGAGACACGTGTCCTGCTTTAAGATCCTCGCTCCAGTCCATTTGATCCTGAAGCCCCTCTTCCTTTTCTATATAATGAATGAGGCACTCAAAAAGCAAATGTGGTATGAGTGATGTCTTATCACACCATGTATTTGGAATGGTTTTAGTCAACCACTTTTGTCGTGGATTAAACCATGCTGAAATTTGATATTTCAAATCCCACCAAAAGTAACTATTAAATAGCAGAGATGGGTGCTTAAGCACTCTTAACGGATTGGTTTTGTATGTGTTAATCATATTATTGCTTACTGGGTTATTATATCATAAAACCTATATAATGTACACCAAATTTTAGTCCCACTTACGATGTTTCTCGGCGACCCATTCTATGCCATCATATTGACCAATTTCCCATTCAATGTCATCTGGTATCTCGACAATTTTTAATTGAGAAAACTTTCCCCATGACACTTCTTCTAATTCATTGATAATGTTTATAAGGTTTTCGTCATCTCGTGGAATTTGCCAGCCTTGAAGTGGCAAATTTTCTGGAACGTTTAATCTCTCTCTATACAAATATAGTCCTTCAGGTGAAAGATCAAATCCTCCATGGCATGTGTTAATTGCAACTTTCATATTTTATTAAGACCGCACTAAAATTATAATTCCAGCAATGATAAGTGCTACAACCCAAATAATGAGTGTATTACGGGTAGAGCTTTTATCCAGATTTTTTAATTGTTGCTCCAAGTCTTCCAAGTGTTGTGATGCACCTTCAGTTGATTCAACAAATGTGTCAACTGCCTTTTTAACTCGTTCTTCTCCTGTTTTCATAGTATTAATATTCTTCTTTCCAAACTTCATGTATATTATGCCTTAACATGCGATGAGATGCAAGTAAAAAATTAATTGGATCTTGAACTCCAATATTTCCATTGCAACATTCTTCTACGATATATTGAGTAACCACTTCTTCCAGTGAAGACAGTCTACTTGCTTCGTTTACATATCGAGTGATTTTATCTGGCAGCGCTGCATAGGACAAGTCTTCACCAGTGATTGGTACTCGCTCGTAGATATCAAACAGCAGTTGACGCACTTCTGCTTCAGTGAGTTCAGACACAAATTGAATTGTATGTTTCATTATTCGTCAAAGTATCTAATTGCATCATAGATAAACCAAATACCCGCGATTGAGCAAAGTATAGCAAGGATAATTTCAAAGTTGTTAATGTTAATCATATTTTATCAAAGTTTCTTCCATCACCTCATTTTTAATTTGTTTTAATTCTTGTAGTAAGCCTTTTGCTTTCTTTTCCAACGCTTCACGGCAATAATTATAAGTGCCGTCTGGTCGTTTGCTATTTGAAGCGAGTTCGACAAATTCGCGGAGTTTTGTTGCTTCGGTAATATTATAAATTTCGAGCGGACTTAGGCTGTTCATATGATTATAATACCAAAGTTCCTACAGAAAGTAAACAAGAAAATGTCAAATATTCCAAGTAGTTTCTGTCATAGAATCTCCACATGTTTCACAATAACCGTCCTCGGTTTCACAAGAGTCATATTGGAAACAACCAAGTAAGTCATCGACTGAGACAGTATTTTGTCTAAGTTCTTCTTTGAATTTTTCACAAAGATAATCCACCAATTCGTTGATCTGAGATTCATTCATCGGATTATATTCACCATAAATGTCTTGACCATTTACAGTTGTTCCAAATGACCTACAGCCTTCACTTTTAATGATTTTATATTTAGTTTTCATATTACACCAATCCTAGAATTTTCTTCTCTTCATCGGTTAGTTTATCTAAAGCGTTTTGTCTTTTGTCGGCATATGACAATCCAGCGGCCAACTCATCTTCATCAGCTTTAAATTCTTTTAAAGAATTATACAAAACAATCAATTCTAAGTCTAAAGCCTCTGCAAATTCAATAGAGCAATATGTAGGTAAATATGATTCACGCAATTCAAGTAGTAAATGGCAATAATCTCCAGTTTCGCAACCATCCCAGATTGCTAATTCATCCAACTCTTTAATAATTTCTTTTGTAATTTTCATAAATTGTTTTCATAGTCTGTCTTTGAGGAATTTCTTAATATTTTCAAAAAAGCCTTCATCGTTTAGATTGTTACCATAATACTCTGGGGTCTGATGGTAATTTTTTGTGACGATACCCATCATATCCATTTTGTCGCAATTATAACGAGGTGGTAGGTTATCAATAAGCACATTATCTTTATCTGCGATAGGCATCTTCATCACTCCTTCGCCACCATAACCAAAGGAAATTTTATATTGCTGAATGTCTTCGCGTGTAAAAATATGAGCATAGTCTAAACCAAACTCACCCAGTCGATTTAATGCTTCGGCATATTCGCGTGTAGCGGTCGTGAGAATATAAACATTTTCTTTGCCAATGAGGTCGTTATAATATGCAAAGAGATCTTTCGCGCAAGGACGAATGATCGTACGATAGGTATGCACATCTTCGGGAAGCATAAATTCGACATGTGTTTGACCTGGATCATTATTCACTGTTGTGTGCAAGATGCATTCATCGAGATCTTGAAATATTCTTTTTATCATACTTTAAATTTTAAATTTATAATTAATGCCAATAAACAAGCTATAATTACAATAATTAGGGAATGTAATTTAGCGTCATCCATTTATATCTTAGCTTTTTATGTACTAACAAAGTTCTGTTAGTACATTTTTAATATTCTGTCCGCCCCACATATTTGCGGAATGAACGAATGTTTTGATTTGTTTAGGTTTGCCTTGCTTTTTCCATTCCTGTACAAGATATTCAGCACAATGTTTGCCAGTTTTTTCTTTGAGGTTACCATATTCAACTATGCCAATATCTTGCGTGACCATAAAATAGTGCTTAATATGCTCTTCATCAAGGTCATGATCAAACGAAACAGTATTAGGTAGTCCAAGGTATGTAATACACTTTACAAACTCATCATAAGTTCTCATAATTACCCAGTCATTTTGGTGAATGCCTGAGTGTTCGACTAAAGAAGTTTTACTTGCTACGTCATCAAGGTGTAGATAAGCATCGTTTGGATTGCGTAGGTCGTCTAGAAAGAAATTCATGATTCGTCTCTAATACGTTGTATAATATCATCTGCACCTTGAATAACTTCCACGACAGTTTCACCATCCATAACAAGCAGTCGAGGCACTGATTTAATGTTATTAGTTTTAAAAAACGCGTAATCAGTATCAGGGTCCTTAATCTCTACCTTTTCAATTAAGTTTTCTGATTGTAGCTTAGACTTAATTATCTTGCATGGACCACACCAACTTGCACTTGCTAAAATTAGTTTCATATATTATTTTTAAACTGGTTATAGTAGTCTAGTGCCATTACTAGTATTACCTTGAACATTATATACTTGCTCGAAAAATGCTCGCGTCATAGTAGCGCTACTCGGACTTTCAATTTCCTCAAGTAGCGGATTTGTTAATACATCTTCGTCAGCCAATCCATATTCGCGTTTCCATTCTCTAAGCGTCTTTTTTTCATTTTCAAAATTCATATATTTATTTTACTTCTTGTGCCCAGTTAACGACACAAAAATCTGCGATACATTCTTTACGATTAATCATGTGAGCCTTATCTCGTTTGGTCATTTGTTCCGACCACCAATCATAATAGTGATCTAAAATCTGAGTCTCGGTCCAGATCATTTTGATAGGTTCATCTTGCTCGGTTTCGCCTTGTTCGACCCACTTATATTTCTTTTCTTTCTTACCGAAAATACGATCCCAATTGTCTCGACCTTCTCGCGAAAGGACGCGGGACTGAATAGAATCACCAGTAATATCATTTTGTGCTGCCATAATTATTCAAAAAGGTGGTCCTTTACAGTTAACGTATATTCATCATCAATTGATGAGGCATTAAAAATATAATCATACAACCAGTCATTATCCATATCAAGTTCTTTTATAAGATGTATGTAAATGAGATCCTGCGCTTCTTGAAGTTTATTAATCAATTCTTTAGCACATTCAACCTGTGTCTGCTCGTCTTTATTTAGCTTTTTCATAACGTTCACATGATTGATTTAGTGCGAGAGCATAGTTTAGTTTTTGTATTGTTCGGGCGTCGCAATAGAATGTTTTTCCACGAAACGTATACAATTTTTCTCCAGATTCCTCTTTAATACCAGTTGTCATATTTTTGTCTCCAATCTTTGATGTGAAGGCGTATATTGCTAATTGCAACGATGAGATCAGCCTCATCCATAATTGTTTCGGTAAGTTTACATTCACGGTCAATATTATCTATTAGTTTTTGTTCAGCGGTCGGAGATTCCCTCCGACGTTCACGTTGTTGTATTTCGTTCTCTTCTTTTCTTTTTTTGTTTTGGGCTATGCGCTCCTCAAATTCTTCATCAGAAAGTTTTTTAGGTTCTATGTGTTCGACAAGAGTAATATCACCAATCAATTTACCATTTTGAAATAATGTTGAGTATTCAATCCACCCATACTCAAAGCGTAAAAATTTATTATCATTATGTAAAGAGTGTTCGATATGATATTCGGGATGATTATAGCTTTCATAGAAGTTAATTGCACCAGTATATTTTTCTTCTTCCCACCATTCGTGTTCAACTACAAAGCGACCAAACGATGCCATCTTTTCGCTGAATGATGCATTGTCTGCAACTTCTTTACCCTCTTCCCAACGACCTTCAACTTTCTTAATCCATAACAAACCAGCGCCATCGATTTTATAATGCGACATTGCTTGGTTTGGAGTGTCTTTAGTTTGAAAAGCTACTCCTTCTTTTCCCCAAGCATCAGCTACAGATTGAGGCAACTTTGGTAAAGTTGTATCTACTTTAATATAATCGAACATACCCATTTTTTTATTTTGTTAGTGATTGTGCTGCAATTAATCCAAGGTTGGATACTGCGTAACCTCCCCAAACTATGCCCCATGCATAGTTTTGTTTGTAGAGGTGTGCAATGCATACTGCGGCATATAACATAAAGGCTATAAACACTACTATATTTTCAAAGTTAACTTGCATAATGACATTATAAATTATATATACGAGCATGTAAATGCTTTTTTATAATATTTTCCACCCATCTTGTAAACATACATAGGCAACTCCGCTAACTATTACAACATCACCACACAATAGCGGATCTTCATTGTTTACTAGATATTCGCTTTGAATTTCGCTTTGTACATCATTTAATTCAAATGACGCTGAGTTAATTATTTTATATGCCTCCTCTGCAGCAGCCTCTCCACTTAACATAGACTCATACTCAAATACATGACGACTATAGTTTGCAAACTCTCCTTCGTAGAGACTTACTCCAAGGTTTAAAAAAATTTCAACTAGCGACATAATACAGATTTAAATCTAGGTTAGTTCCAATACACCGCTGTTTTTGGTGTGTAACCGTCAAATTCTTGCGAATGAGCGCTTTTACGTTTCCCGGACATTACTGTTTGAATCTCTTTCCATTGAGAACCAGTAATCGTTATTTTGCCGGTTTCATTTTCTAGAAATAGATTCTCGAGTTCTAGTCCGAAGCCTGCTTTATAGCTCGCGACTACTGTGATTTCATTACTCGTAAGGAGTTTCATTTTCTAATATTTCCTCTTTATGTTTCATGGCATTCTCGTACTCATCCCAAGGGTCTTCAAATAATTCTTTGACGCTATCTTCGGTAAACGTCTGATGAATTAGGATCGTCTTAAATGCATTGACCCAATCATCGAGATCGGCATCCCAGTTCATCGTTAATTGCAATGAACTGTTGTGTTTATAACCATTTACGATGATCGTCGTTTTACTCTCTTTGCTTGGTAGTTGCATATTATAATTTATTAAGATCTGAAATCAATCGATTCAATTGCACTTTTGAACAATCTGGTCGCTTGACATATTCAATGATACTATCTACGGCAGTTCCACAACTAAGGCCACACAGTTTATCTGCCGCAGCGGAAACTGTTTCTTTATAGTTTTCCTTTATATAGTCACTGTTTTGAATGCCAACTAGCTGGTCTACTAGATCAGCCAGTGATTGATCATCTAGTAATACCATATCAGTATATGGTTTTCCTTTTAAACATTCCCACGCAAGAATCAGCCGATTTTTGAATGAACGATTTTGTGGATCGGTTTTAAACAATGAAATTTCTGTGCCGAATCCATGATCATACTCGACCCATAGACCTTCACTACCGCACTCACATTTAAAAAATTTACCTTTCATATTATTTCAATAATGCTTCGATGATTTTTTCGGCGTTCTCCTGTATAGATGGATACTCAAGCGTGTTAAATTGCTCTCCATGTTTAGCGATAAATGCCTGCCAATCCGCGAGAGCTTCGGGAGTTAATGGACGTTTAGATGGTCGAGCTTCGCTTGCTTCACGAATAATTTTAATCAATTCGTCTTCTTTGTCTCGTGCAGCGGCAGAGATTTCTGATCTACTTGGGTATACTTGCTGTCTAATCGAAGTGCTTCCTGGAGCAACCTTGACTAACCACCAGCCTTCACGCAATCCGTCCAGTGCATAAGGATCAGTTTCAGGGACATATTTGCGACCGACTTTTCTGTACAGTTGTTGATTCATTTTATCGTAAATTCTCATTGATGCGTTCATATTTTATATAAATTAATTCTCCCAGCGTCCAATATGCTCAAATTTCACACCCTTTGGTGGTAAAATAGATAACATATTTACTTTTTCAGTTAAATCATTTATTTCTTCTCTCAATTCAGAGATAAGCGCAAGTAAATGTTTGATTTCTGCTTCAAGTTGAATGTTTGTCATATTAATAACGATTTTTTAAACGTATAAAAACAGTATGTCTTTATACTGCATCTTCAAGCGTAAAGTCCTCTCCTTGCTCAAGGCCAGCTGAATTCATTTCCAATACCGCATTCGCAAGTTGCTCCTGAGTAAAGAAACGAAGGGTTTGCACACTTTTATAGTTATCAAAGTTAAAAGCATTGCCACTAAGACGGTTATAACCAGTATTAAAAGCTGTTTCATTTTTAAACTTCATTGCGAGGTCTAGGCGCGGGGATGTAATGTTATATTCCATATTTTTATTTTATTTGTGTTTAGATATCTAATTCTCGACGTGTCTCAAAGTCCCAAGGGTCAACATCAATCTGCTTGAGACACTCCTCATACGCAGCGCTGCTCGCATCATGTGGGTCTGGAAGGTTCCAGTATCCAAACCATTCATCGACTTGGCCTTCAACACGCATACGAGCTTTCTTATCAAAGAGTGTACGATTGCTTTCGCAGTAACCGCAACTGCCGTGGTTACGACAAGAGCAATCAAATGCTTTCGAACCGCGATAAGGCTTACGCTTTTCTTTCTTGTGTGCAATTGCTTTTTCTAATGACATATTACGTTGGGTCTACACCACTTGGGCCATGTTCTAAAAAGTCGTCAACTTCAATTTCACAAATTGCATAATCAACTTCATTACGCAACTGTTTTAGATTCTTTTCCAAGCGTGCGAAATTGTTTTCAATTTCTTCAATGAGTTCGTATTCACGCTCACGATATTTTCTATAGTCGCTTTTCATATTATCGGAAAGTGCTGTTGCGTTTGCTGGCACGGGCACTGTTACTTACTAACGTATACAGGTCGTCCAATGCTTCATCCAATGTGAAGTAGTCATTAAGATTAACAGCCCACTCATTACGAAGAAAGGAATTATTGGTTGGAGTACCAGTAATGAGCTTTTTTCCTTTCTTCATTACGGTTGTAGACAAGTAATGCCCATTGGGTTGTTTGACTTCAATAAGTCCGATGGTCTGGTCTGCGATTTGTATGGTGGTATTCATATAAAAGTATTAGCGGGTTTTTATAACCCAATCAATTGGGTATGAGCGGTCTGGTGCGCCGAAGCGTTCATTGTAAACTTCACGTTCCTCAGCGGTCAACATGTCCCATACCGCTTTATTGTGAGGGCATGCTTCAAGCTTCTCATTGATAAGCCGAGTGATCTTCTCTTTAGTTTTCCAATGCATCTTAGTGTTTCTTTTATTACAGGATTTCAAGTTGGAACATGGACACTTCTCTCTCTTCTCCATCATTAAAGGAAATCCACGCAGTGGTAGATTCAATCTCGAGAATAAGGACAGATTGTCCATTGAAAATTGCAAAGGTAGGTTGTGTGGTGGTAGTCATACTTTTATTATAGAGGAGTTCTATATTTAGGATCAGAGAGAAATTGGGTTGAAGGTTGAAGCCTTACGAACTTGAGCATACTCGTCTTGTACGAGGGCATCATAGTCGTTGGCGACATCGGTATTTTTTTCAACCGCGAATGACTTTAGCATTTGATCTTCTGCAGCGTGGCGCTGAGCGATTTTGGCGATGAGTGACTTACGGGCTTCGAGTTGCGTTTTGGTGCTTGGTGTCATATGGTTGGTTGGCTTACATAGTCATTATAGCATGAAACCAGACAAATGTACACAACTATTTTCAAGAAAGTGAAAATAAGCCCCGGACGTATGCCCGGTATAGAGAAAAATTTACAATTTAAAGTCCCCGGGAGGAAAATTCTATGGCACGTGAGGCTTCCAGCTCCATTGGACGAGACTTGTACCATCCACCAGTCTCGGTATCTATCTCTTTGCAAAGGGACGCCACTTCGTGTGGGGTGATCGGATAGCCCCGTTTCATCGCGTTTGACGAAATATTGATCATTATTTTGTACATTTGCGTGTACCACCCAGAGTGCTGAATGTTACGATACTCTGCTACCATATTTTTATTCACAAATTGACAATCATGATATGACTTCCATGTGTATGACGTATTTGTGAGGCCATCACGACGATGTTGCAGCACTTTAAGACGTATGCTTTCAGGCAATTTATCAATAAAAGTTGGTGCCGACTCTTTAGCAATATATGGGTGTTTCGCCATAAGCGTATACGGATTAATCATCGGCGCGTCGCGATTGCTGAAAATAAACTTTTTTGAACCCGCATAGTCTGCTGGAACATAATACATTCGACTTAGGTCTTTTGTTTGTGGGTCGCCAAGTCCATTATATTCTTTATTTAATGCATACCATAGATGGCGTATGCTTTCAGCCGGCACTTCACATGTAAGTGGAAAAACTACTCTAAATTTTGGATACTCATCAGTTGAACTTGCAGAGCTATAGCATACATAGCGTACATCTCTAAATATGGAAACTGCATCCATCCAATGACCTTCATAGCTATCAACATCAAGAGCTGCCCATCCGCCCCATGAAACAACGTTTGAATTTTTACGAGTCGTATTTTCATTAAATTGTGCAGGGCTGATGAGCGGCGAACCCAGACGATACTCTCCCTTTTTTGGTTTATAGCCTGGCTGTTCGCTAAGTTTATACAATAATTTTTCAAACCCCTCAACTGTATCAAAGGTCATTCTGCGATGAGTTTTATTATCAAATATCGAAGTAAATATTGTAAGACTGTATTGCATACTGGAATATTATAATATATTCAGGCTCTATTGTACACGTTTTTATAGCCCTTCTAGTTTGCCATGATTGCCTACATGAGAAGGTGCAACCCAATTTGGCGGCTTGATCAAATCCGGAAGTCCCAATGGATTTGGACGAGACTCCTTTACTCCCACTTCTTTGCTCATATTTGCAGTGTGTACTGCCTCCCATGCCGCATATGCATTTACGCCAAATGCGTCAAGAGTTCCAATAGCGACGACACAAAGATCAATCAACCCATCAACAACTTCTTCAGCGTCAACCCTTTCTTTTCTGGCCGCTGCCTTTGTCTCGTTTAGTTCTTCATCAAGAAAACTTAAACGAAACTCTAAAAACTGTCGAAGTTTGTGATTATCAAAATTTTCAAGTGCGCCGTGCACTCCATACTTTGCATGCATATTATAGATGTCTTTTACCCAGTTTGAGCTCATATTATTAATTATATAGTTGTTGTTGTTTGTATTATAATTTATCCGAAAAAATCTTCAAGACTTGCGACTGGAATTGCTTTCCAGCGAACGGCATCAAGCACAAGCTGCAATGGGTCAGAAAACGTTTTTTCGAAAAGCAAGTCACGGTCAACCCAGCCTTCAAGTTCAAACTCGGGAGGAAGTATATCAATAAACCCAATTACATTTTCACCAGTGGGATTACCCCTTTTAAGATAGATGTATTTTATCTTGTCACCGCCCTTAATGAGATGATATTGTTGGGTTAACCCGAGTTGTTTTAGTAGCATGTTATACATAATCGATGCACGACTATTAATTGGAGTTCTGCTCTTGTATGGAACCTTTGATCCATTCGTGCCAACTTTTTGCATCCATTTATTAATATCAGACACTCCTCTAGGAAAGGCCATCTTTTCAATAGGATAACGATCAAACACTTCACGAAACTCTGAAACTTCAGTCTGAATGTCAGACTCTGAACCAGTAACTAAAATCTTAAAGATCTTTTTAAACTCTTCGCGACAAATTTTTGGCGTACTACTTTTGATTGCCTCAATGCCTTTCATAACAATCTTCGGTTCAGAGTATTGTACACCTTCACTGCTAAGCACATTAAGAATATATCGTTTTTTAGCAGTAAAGATTGCAACGCTGCTAATCTTTTCAACCTTCATAACCATAGTATTTTTATATGAGTTTGTCTTACGCGACATATTTGCATAAGCAGCTTGAATTACTGGTTCAAGTGCCTCTTTGCCAAACTTAATTAAAAATGCATGAGGATCTTTTGGATTACATTTTTTTACGACATCTGATAGGTTGATATAGATAGAATCTGTATCAGACGCGATAATACGATCTTTTGCGATGCCATCTGAGAGAGCCTTTGACAGGTAATCATTTACGGCATTTTCTGCGGTATGAATTGCAAGTTGACCAGACAGCGTAATACCTTCAGCAATATCAAGGTTAAAATATCTGAAATATTGGTTTGCCGCCGCACCATAAAGACTATTAAGAAGAATTTTTAAACACATCTGACGATTGCTCGAACGGTCAATCTCAATTTGAAGGGTGCGATACCGCTCAGATTTTTTATCTGTAACTTCAGCCTCTTTTTCATAGTCAAGCATCTGTCGCTTTACTACAACGCGTTGATTGTATAGTTCTTCAATAATTTCAGGAAGGATGCCTTGTTTGTCTCGGCGAAAACATGCGCCATTTGCAGCAACTGCAAGGTTGTCTTCTGGTGCCCATGTTTGTTCAGAGTTTAAAATCTTGTCTTCTCCACCGTTCTGCAATGATGCCACTTTCATATGAGGCACAATTGTTTCAGGACTCATATTGTACTGAATAATAAGATTAGGATAGAGACTATTAAGGTCAAAACTCATAACCCATTGGTGGCGACCAATTTGCGGATCTTTAACAAATCCACCAGCATAGTCTGTTTTAAACGATCGTGAGTTTGGCGGAATAGCAATTTTTCGACTTGCAAGCTTTCGAAAAATAATACTGTCCCAAATTGCGACAGTGCCTAGTGTGTCAGCATAGTTTACACCGCCAAAGTAAGCGAGGGTAAAAGCAAGGTTGATAAGGCCCAGTTTTGCTTCTAAACGTTCAATAAGTTCAGTATCGACAATATTATAGTCAATAAATTTTTGATAGTCACGTTCATATAATTCAGTAAGTGTGCCATACTCGCTATAATCAATCTTGTTTTGTCCAAGTACAACTTCAGCAATAAAATCAAGACGATAAGACTCTTGAGCACCATAGGTATTTGCTGCGAACTTTTTAAAGAGGTCAAGATAGTCTAGTTGTTGAATGCCATACAGGTTATAAAGAAAGTTTTCTTTACCCTTAATTACCACTGCTTTTTGTTCAACATAGTTCCATGGCGACATCTTTTTCGCGTCGTCTTGGCCAAGCACTCGAGAGATGCGATTGACGAGATATGGAATATCAAACAGACGAATGTTCCACCCAGTAATTACGTCTGGCGTATTTAACGTATCAGACCACCAAGACAAAAAGTCAAGCAACAGTTCCGCCTCGCTATCAAATTGTCTAAATTGCTTTTTAAGATGTGGGACACTCGATTGTGAAGGGTCATACTCCTTTAATCCCCAAACAATATAGTGATCTAGCCGGCTACTCTTAAGACCAATTGCTGTAATTTCTTGGTCTGCTATAGACGGTTCTGGAAAGCCATTATCAGACTTACACTCGATATCGAGAGAAACGACATCAATCTTTTTAGAGTTATACTTAATTTCGTTTGGAAACTCTGCCTGAATAAAAGCAGGTATATGACGATCATTTCCATAAATTTTAAAATTGTCTATTCCTTCGTAACTTTTAGTAAATGCTCGACACTCAGACATGCTGTCAAACCGCATTGGCTCAAGTGGCAGGCCGTCAAGAGAACGCCATTTGGCGTTTGCATCCTTACTTTCAAGATACATGACTGGCCGAAATCGATATGTGGTATAGATCTTTTGCCCGTCTTCGTCATACCCTCGATATAGGAGAGTATTCATTTTTCGTTCAATGCAAGTATAGAATCCGTTAATCATGTAAGATTATTATACCATAAACCGGCAAAGATGTAAACAACAATCTTTGCCGGTTTGATGTTTATGTATGTTTATTTATGCTATTGTTATTTTGCGTGGTTTCTTTTCATCTGGAACTTGTCTCTCAAGCGAGACAGACAAGATTCCATTTTGCAGAGAAGCGTCGTTTACGACAACATGCTCTGCAAGGGTGAAACGACGAGAGAATTTGCGAGCACTAATTCCTCGGTGTGCATACTCTCTTTCGTCTTTTTCCGACTTTTCACCAGTGATCACTAGTGAGTTTTCTATCGTTTCAATGTCGAGTTCAGAGTTATCAAATCCAGCGACTGCCAATTCAATGACATACTGGTCTTCCGATAGTTTAACCACGTTATGCGGCGGATAAACATTCAGATTTTCTCTTTGAACTGTATCAAACTCTTGAAAGAGTTGATCGAACCCAATACCAAACGGCCTATACATTGTACTTATTTTCATTTTTGTTTCTCCTAATTAAGCGAGTTTTATATGTTATCACAGACCCAATTCTGGCATCTGTGGTGTTACCACAGTGGTAACACTATTATTTATATTGGGGAAGTACAAATTCCTTAAAAGAAAGTAACTTTCGGCTTGAAATAATCTCGAAGAAAGTCTTTGCTTCTTCTGAATTTAATTTCTTATAGTCGAATGATACTTCTGAGTATATAGGGCGATAGTGTAGAGTACGCTCCTTCGCGACCAAGAGCAACTGACCTGTAGTTACCATGTCAGATTTTTTAATATCACCCGTGCGTATAGGATTCATAAACTTATCATCATTTGGCTTTTGAGACATTGCCTCAAGAAACTCATATGGATCACTTATAGTATTATCGCGAAGATAGTCATTGACAATTTCCCAACGGGTCTCTGAACTTTTACGAGCATTAATGAGATGATCATCTTGCGCATTTTTACTATAACCCAAATTAGGCATATCAATGCCATGATTTGTGCGAACGCAATGATCGTCTGCTTTACTAATTTCTTTGAGTTTATAAACATACTTACGCGGGTTTTCCTTTGTAGAGTTTGCTTTTTTAATAGTAAATCCGCCTTCAAGAAGGTAACATGTCTCAGGATTAAAAATAAATGTTGCTCCAGCAAGTTCCTTATCAATTAAAAATTGAGCGGCATCTTTTGGAGTCCGTAGTCTTAAAGCATTACGAATAGCAAGGCCATCGGGAGAGACAATTGCTTTCTTTTTCTTTGCGTTTTTGCCTAATACTTTTTCACCTTCTTTTTCGTCACTCTTTACACTAAAAGAAGCAGATATAATTGACAGCCCATACTCGTTTACGCCTTCCGTCCATCGAGTAGTTTGATCATCAATAAAGAGGCGTTGTATGCCGCCACGGTTTGAGTTTACAACCTTTATAGAGGTCGAGTAATTTCTGTCGCGATTTTTAGCGCCGACCCAACCAAATTTCTTAATGTACTTTACTGCTACTACACACATATGAGATAATTGCTATATTGTTATTTATAATACAACATTTTTACGCTTATTAATCAGTTTTCTTAAACCATTTAATAGAGCTATGACAAATTTAGTACTCGTTGGTCCAGGCCATGGAAAACTTAATCCAATTACTCCAGTAGTAAATAACAATAATAGTCGTGTGCCATCAGTGCCAGCAAACAATGTTGATAGAGAATAATTTCCCGAAAGCGCGGCCAGCACGTCAGAAAAGTCAAAGTCATAATGAAAGTCACCAGTAAATGACATATTCATCCAAATATAGATTAGCATACCAGCAACGGCAAAACCACCAATTTTCTTTAGTTTTGGATGATTTTGTAACCAGTTGTCGAGGCCTCGAAGGGCTTCTTCTGTCCATCGACCAATCTTACTTTTAGCAATATACTCAGCAATGGCCTTTTGAACTTGGGCATATGCAGCATAGCCAGCCTTTACTGATTTCCACAATGAATTTAAGTCGAACCGTATAGAACTAAAAAATTTAAAGACCCTTGAGTCTTTAAACATAGTTATAATTTCCTGAACATCTGCTTTGGCAGCACTTGCCAAAGTTCGAATAAAATCTAACTTTGACCGCACGCCTGCCGTTAGATTGGATAATATTCCTTCGTCTAGGTTATTAGACTCAAATATAGTTATTGCGGAGTAGTAGTCTGCTTCTTCTTGAAGAGAGTCTACTGAGTATTGGTTAAAGCTTTTCATGCTTTTTTCTTAACGTTACCAATACTATATTTTGAGCGAAGGTCCCAATTAAACTTATCTTTATGAGAGATAATTTTAATTTGTTTTAGACTTGTGGTGTCTTTTGCTTGATCACGATTGACAATTTCAAGCAGTCCCCAATCAGAAAGAAGAAGAGTAATTGTATTACGCCTACACATATCCTCGTGTGTAAACGTTGATGGCTTACCATCTAACATAAAGAGTTCTTTAAAATGTACAATAAAGTAACGCCCCTGTTTGTGCAAGATATGGCAACTTTGAAAGAGTACATTTTGTTCTCGCTTGGAGGAGACACCAATGCGAGAAAGAGTCTCTTTAATTTTTAAAAAATCATCCGGGTCATTTAGATACACCTCAAGCATTTGAGGTGGTGACCAGCTTATAATATCTGTAGGTGAAAAATTGTCATTCATGATGCGATATTATATTTATAATATCGTCATCGTTTACTTTTATTAACTGATCTGGCACGCCGTCCACGCTTATTCTTTGCGCGCATTTTTGCTACTCGCTTTGGAGACAAATTTTTCTTCCCGGTTGACATTCTAAATCCACCAGCCATCATGCGCTTTATAAACTTTGCTGGATCAATCTGAAGTCTTTCGATTGGTGTGTCTGATAATACTTCAGCTTCAATTGCTTTTTCGTGTGTTTCCTCCGACATCTCTCTTGTTTTTTAGTTGTGTTAGTTGTGTTTGTGTAAATAGATGGAATACTGCTCGTGCTTTTTCAGCGCTATATGAGTATTCATCCATTATACATTTTATATATTCAGAATCATCTGACTTTTTTGCCCATTTACTAAAGCGTTTACGTGGACGTATGCAATGTTTGAGAAAATCATATTGCATCTTATGTGGCAAGAATGGGCGTTGATTCATCTCATTTGCAAATAACACTGTATCATTAAAATAAGACAGACCACGATTGACTATAAATGGAACATATTGCTTATCAGGACTGCTATGGTCGAGGCCTTCGCTGCTGTCAGCACGAGATACCTCTAACAAATTTTTACCGCTTTGACCTTCATTAATACTATTAATAAAGTCAAATGGCGAAAGTTTTTTATGCTCTACGCCCATTCAATATTTCCCATTAGTTCCGTCATACATGCAACCATGTTCAGCTCCTTGTCAGCCATAAATCCTGATTTATAAGAATAGTCGGCAAGAATAAGAACTGCGGATGGAATAGAAGATGGAGCAACAACGTCATATAACGAATCGTATAGCTTACGAAATACAACTGCGCTATCAAGTGTGCTGTTGTTTACCACCCAAGATCTCATAGACTTAAAGTCTTTACTTTTCAGATGTCGTGCCAATTCAGCAATGCTTTGATCTGACATACCAACCAAGATTGCAGTTGGAATCTCGCCGCTCGTGCTGTATCGTTGACATTCATTAATCACACGTCTCCAGTCTGGAGCATAGCGAATAATCAGCTCTGCAAGCGTTTGTTCATGATATTTGACACCTTCAGTCTTAAGAATAAACATCAGGCGCTTCATAAAGTCTCCAGCAAGAGATGCCAATGACTTTTTTGTAGTATTAAACTCAATTACCGAACATCTGCTATGCAGTGGTTCAATAATCTTGTTTTTAAAGTTACACGTTAAGATAAATCTACAATTATTGCTAAACTCTTCAATAAACCCGCGAAGTGCAGGCATGGTGCTTTGCGGATTAAGATAATCAGCCTCATCAAGAATAACTACCTTATAACCTCCGTTCAACGACACCGTTGAGGCAAACTGCTTAATCTTATTTCGCAAGACATCAATGCCACTCTCTTCAGAGCCATTGATTAGTATATAATCAAGGTTCAATTCCGCGCATAGCGCGCGGGCAACAGTAGTTTTCCCCAGCCCAGCGGAACCCGCCAACAATAGGTTAGGGAGTTGACCTCCCTGTACCATTTCATTAAACGTTTTCTTTAGTTCCGCCGGGAGAACACATTCATCAATCTTTTGTGGTCTGTATTTTTCGACCCACAAATACTCATCAGTTTTCATATATGACTATATTATACCAAAGTGATTTGTTTGTACACACTTTTAATTTCTGCAGCTTCATTTTCAAACTGAGCTGCAGTTTTCTTATGGTATAATTTAGCAACCTTGCGAATTAGTGGTTTTGGCAAATCAAAGGCGTCTGCAGTTGCAGAAATAATTTCTTTGATAGCATCTCGGCTGTCATCCATTTTAGATAGTTCATCCGAGATTTCGCGAATTGCACCAAGCAACTCCATTTTAGTCTTATCGTCTTCAATTTCAATCATAATATATTATTTTTCTCCAAAATATAGCGCATACGCAATAAATACCGAACACACCCAAAAACCCAATGCATAGATAAAGGTCATGATGGGACTGTTAGCACGTCTCTTAGACGACGCTACACCTGCCATTCCACCCTTAGGATTCATGTATTGTAACCACAGCAGCGCTCTTCCAGGAAACGCAAATAGTTCATATAAAATGCTGCCGCCACCAGTCCCATCAAGCCTATCTTTTGCCATATTATTATTATTATTCAGTTACGGTATCAACACCTTCTCCTTCGACAAACTCGAATTTAAGTTGGTTTTCGCTATCCAATTCACTTGCAGTATTTGTAGTTTCTGCAGTGTTTTCAGTATCTTCTTGTGCTGGGATATACGTTTTAAGCTTTTCAAAAAGCGATCCCACAAGTTTAAATTCACTCGCTTCAAAGCCGCCGCGGCGAGACACTGTAGCAATAATGTTGTGCATTAAAACGAGATCTCCGAGGATAATTTCGTTTCCGTTTGTTTGTTCAGTTGTTTGTTCTTCCATAGTAGTATATTATTTAAATGTTGAAGTTTTTTCCAGAGCAATATAGTATTGAACTGGAATGATTTCGTTTTTCCAGTGGCTAATAAGCTTAGACGAAATATTCACTACATAGTCTCCTGGAAGCACTTTAAGATTATTAATCAAAAATTGCAAGTCAAAAGAACCACGTTGAGAGTTATCTTCGTCTAGCACCACCGAAAATGTATTTGCTGAAGAGTTTTTAGGGTCAACAACAGAAAGAGTAATGACACCATCTTCGCCTTGCAAGGAAACAATCGAATGTCCGAGCACACCAGCAGCCTTGCGGACCTGGGTTAGGAGTTCGGAAGTAATGTTTACAGTGACGTCACCATTCGGCATATTAATCTTATTCTTAGGACTTGTAAGAATACTTTGATCTGCAAAACGATATGATGCGCGAGTACGCCCAGACTTAAATTGGACACTATCATTAGTAAATTCGAGGTCTGGGTCTTGTAGCAACGAGAACATTGAAATAAATTCATTTAGGTCATAGATGCCAAAGTCCGTGGAAAATTGTTCTGTAATTTCCGCAATTGCCATAATATTCTTGGCTTCAGAAATTGTAGAGAGAGGTTCGCCAGTCTTTACGACGAGATTAGAATTGATACTCGAAAAGTTCTTTAGAATATCAATTGTTTGAGAGGATAGTTTAGTCATAGTGTAAGTATATTATATATCAGAGAAGGGCGTTTGTAAACACATTTATTTTTGTATTTGCAATTCGTAATAAAAAAGCATACAGCAAGTTGCGTGAGCTGCGTGATGTAGTCCACTCTCAGGATCATGTGTTTCGCCTTTTTGTAGGGCCCACATATGTCGCTGAGCTGCGGCAAAGTAACGATTCTTAGCGTCGTCAAGCAATCTCCAGTTATCTCGAGAATATTTAACAGTGCCATATGTAAGAACCTTTGCCGTTTCTTCCAATGCATACGGAGGAATCAAACTATAATCTGGTTTATCACCATCATATTTGATGCCTTTTGTTTTCTCCTGGTCATGTATCATAAGGAAGAATGCAGGAGCATAGCATTTGCTATGCTCCTGCATGTTTTAAGAATTAGCCATTCTTACGTGGGGTGCCAAGACGATAGCGGTTAATGCTTTCGCCCTTGCGATTCTTGCGCGGGTTCAAGTAAATCGCAAGACCGTGGTCATTACGAAGAGCGCTGATGACGCGGCTTGGATCAGCAATACCTGCATTGCGGGCTTCCGATGCCGAAAACTCATGTCCTTGTTCAAGGAAAGCAAAAAGAGCTTCCTTTTGGGTCATGTTTTTAACGAGGCGGGCCAACTTGGTTGTTTCAATTTTAGTCATATTATATTTCTATTTTGTTTGTTCAGTTTTGGTCTATAGTTACAGTGTTTAGCGTAGACCAACCGCTAAAGTTTATAAAGTTTGTTCCACTTGTGGATCGCTGTCAATTTCAGCTTTGATTTGGTTGCTATCAATTTTGGTATAAAGATCGATAAATGCTTCGCGTGTTTCTTGCTCAAATCTGGCAACGCACATGCTAATTGCAACTAGACGATCTCTAAAAATACTATAGGCCTTAACAATATGACACAGGCGGCGAGTCGAAATAAGTTCATCAACTCCCTCAGCGTCATATGTTTTACGAATAACACTGCTCCAAGCAACAAGTTTGTCAGTAAATTCCGAGTCATCAATATTTAGTAATTCCATATGCTTGGCAATAATATTGCGCTCAACCTTAAATGGTGGATATGGTTGATCAATCGTGGCAACAAACCGTTCAATAAATGCTTCATCAATAATGTTTGCGGCGCTATACCGCCCATCGTCTGATCCCCGGCCCTTGGTGTTTGCGGTAGCAATCACATTAAACCCTTGGGCCGGGGAGATGACCTGACCAATCTTTTTGATCAAGACTGGTTTTCCTTCTAGGACTCCCTGGAGACACATAATCTTATTGCTACCGCGATCCAACTCGTCGATCAATAAGATACAGCCACGTTCCATGGCTTTAATTACAGGACCTTTTTGGAAAACGGTTTCGCCGTTAATTAGGCGAAAGCCACCAATAAGGTCGTCTTCATCAGTCTCAGGGGAGATTTGTACTCGAATGTACTCGCGCTTAAGTCGGGCGCAAGCTTGTTCTACCATCATGGTTTTACCATTACCAGACATTCCAGAAATATACAGTGGGAAGAACATTCCTGACTCAATAATGCGTTGAATATTTTTATATTCGCCCCACTTTACAAACGTATGATCGACATTTGGGACATACACATCATCATTTGAGATCGACGAAACTGCGCATGCAAGATTTAGTTTAGACTCAGTCACAGTCTCAGTAAAGACAGGACGCTGAGGCGGCATAGAGGTCGACGGCGATAGCTGAGACACATCAAATTTTCCACGACCAACTTTGATACCTTTTACAATAAAGGTATCATTAATCTCTCTAAATTTGAGGCCGTGAGCTCGGCCAACAGCAAAGATTGTCTTTGAGCTCACGCTTTTAGGAGTGTGAGCGGTTAATAGGTCATTTAAGGCAGCTTGTGCTTTGATTTGGTCAATCATATTATTTACGGTTGGTATTGCTTACAGGCTTATTATAAACTAAATTCTGGGGTTTGTACATAAGAAAGTGATAAAAAATTCACTTTTTATGCAATAAATTCAGCGAATTTGTTCAAAAACACGCGAGAAACCTTCTTTTCAGTGTTGAATTTGGTAAAATCGCGGGCAAGTTTATTCTGAGAGGAACTTTCGGTCAGGTTCTTTCCAAAGCCGTCACTCATGAATTCCTCATCCTCGTTAATGTCTAGGTTATTTTTTGAATCAAATACAAAATAGATGTCATAATTAAATCCACCCACGATTGGCAAACATTTTTCTTTTTTTGCTGTCCTTTGCATAGAACTAAATGCATTAACTGCTTCACTCCAGCCCATGGGTTGTTTTTTGGTGTACATTAATGCATTAATACAACTGTTCTTATAGTCAGATCTATAGTTAGCAATAAAGAATCCAATTACGGTGGTATTGCAACTAGTTTTCAAATTTTGAATGAGTGCAGCATAAATGTCGCGCTCTTTGCGATTAAATTTAATATTTGTACCAAAGACCGGAACAGTAATTCCGCAGTTCCATTTATTGTCTGGTTCGCGTTCAAACTCTTTCGCGGTGTCGTTTGTATGAAATTGCACACCACAACCATCTCCATCAGTTAGGAAAATCGTATTCATTTTTTGAACATTATGTCGTGCTTTAAATCGCCGTACAATTTCATGGGCAATAATGATAGTTTCATTGAGTGGGGTGCCATTCATAATCTCATACTTGCCACCGAGTGCCATCATTGGTGAAGAATAGTCTGTGCGGAGGTATGAGAATTGGGCTTTAAGTTCTCGGCAAGCAAGTTCAAAATCAGTTTTTTTCATTGCTGAATTTAGCAACTCAAACACACTGGTATTTGAAAAATTAATGCTACGACCTGGAGCTGACGCCACACTTTCATGAACTTCTCCATATGCAGAATAAGATGAAGTAAATCCATAGACCTCAAATGGAATTCCAACTGCTTTACAGAAGGCTACAAGTTGAAGAGTTTGATTGGCTACCATACTAATAGTTCCTGACATTGAACCAGAATAGTCAATAAAGAAAACCATTCCATGATTTTTAGCGTCTGCAAGGCGAGTGACACTTTTAAATATTTGATCTTCAAACTTATAAGAGTGCAATCTGTTTACGTCAATCGTTCCAGTTGTTGACCGGGCAGCGCGGGAATATTGATAAGCTGCTTTCCTGCGTTCAAATTCCTTTATTAGTGTCGCAATGTGACATTTAGTTGCCGACTTAAATGCATTCCAATCAGCAATCACATCAGGACATGTCATGACTCTGTTATATCGAACCAAGTCAACTCTACGCTCCAACATAATCTCTTTAATTGGAACAACTCTCGACATCATATATTCAATATTGGGAGGATTTGCGAGATGGGACGTGATTGTTTCATCTTGCAAATTTTTAATATTTTCCTCTGCAGCACTTAAAGTTTTTGAGCGTAACTCCTCGTTGAGAGCCGGATACTCTTCCTTTTCGGTGTCATCATTCGACTCATCATTTGCATTTTGTTGAGAATTGTCACTCAAGGAATTCGATTCTTTGGGTTTAGACTCGTCATCAGTAGACTTACCTTCATCAGCCTCGTCTTCAGTATCGCCTTCATCACCCTCGTTGTTAGACTCGTCATTAGAGGGCATCGACTGCTCACTATCTGTGCCAGATTGTTGTGAGTCGTCTTTCTTTTCGTCCTTAATCATCTCAATGATGTCTTTACAAATTTCTAAAACCTCATCATAAGTTTCAGCAGAGACACAGCGGTCATATATAACAGTCTCCTCTTCGTTAAGAGGAATATCTACAATATTTCCGACTTTAGCACGGAGGTTAAGACGATCGACAAACCTTAAAGTGGAAACATCCTTATCAGCAATTTCAAAAAGGTTTGTCTGAATAAAATGTTTATACCCTTCCTTAAAGGAGAAAACGAGACCTGGATAATTTTTGCGAATCAGACGTTCAATACGAACATCCTCAACAATATTTCCAATATCGAATGGGATATTAGGAAACTCCTCTTTGAATCGAGTAATTGCATCTTCCGGAGTGTATAGAGCATGTCCAACCTCATGACCAATTAACAAGTCAGAAACATTCTTGTTGTCGGTGTTCCACAGCGGCAAACCCAAAATCCTGTTCTTAACGTCGAAGAATGCAGTATGATAGTTCCCAATGCTTACTTGAATATTTTCCTTAGCCAGCAACTTTGCTAGCTTTGTTTGAGATTCACGATTAACGGTGGCAGTCATTATGAATCTATTATAGCAAGAAAACCTGCTAATGTAAATAAAAAAATGACGATTTGTGAAAAAAAGTGAGAAAAGTAAGCCACCAAAGGGTTCGGGAGTGACAATTTAAGCCATTTCTTTAATCCGAGTGAAGTTTTTCACCTTTTCAAACTCAATTTTTTGTTCAAACTTGCCTTCTAGTAAATCCTGCTTATGACTAATCACGAATATGCGCGTGTCAGAATCCAGTGTATTCATAATCTTAAGTAGATTATCAATGCCGTCAGAGTCAAGACTTGCGTCAAATACCTCGTCGAGTATAAGCAGGTTTGTGTTGCTGCTGTTTTTCATCTTTGCGACCTGTCTCCATGCAAAGAGTAGGCTTAAATCAATTCGTTGTTTTTCTCCCTCACTAAATGAACTGTATGAAAAATCATCGCGATGACGTGAGCGTATCATCTCAGTAAAATTCTCGTCGAGCGTAAACGAAACAAAAAAGTCTAAAATCTGCAGATAATGATTTATGAGTTTATTCATAATTGGCAGATATTGACGAATAATCTTAGTCTTTATTCCAGTGTCTTTTAGTAATTCAGCAAGAATCTCATTGTACATTCTCTCTTCAAGTTGCGATGACTTTAATTCTTGAAAGGTCTCTCTTTCGTTAAGCAGAGTGTCAAGAGAAGACTGAGCGCCAGAGACTTCCAATGTTTCATAGTGTGTGTTCATCAGTGTAGTCAAATCAATGATTCGCTTTTCAAGTCCACTAACTAGATTCTGGTTGCTGTGTATCTTATTGTGAATGCTGTTTAGTCTTTTTAACTCAGACGTCACCTCTTGTATCGAGTCTCCGGTTTGAGTTAATGACTCCTTAAGCTTGTCATACCCAGAAATTAATTCTTGAGCACTATGTTTGCACCCAGCAATCTTATGCTCACGAAGGTCCGAATCTATGTTTTGGTTGCATGTTGGGCACTCAGTATTATTTTCATAAAACTGAGAGTCAGAAACAATTTTCTTAATGTTGTCCTTTATTTGCCTCTCATAAGATAGCAACGAAGCTTTTGTTTTTTCATGCCGTCCCAATTGGCTTTGGGTCTTGCCATACGCCTCGCTATACTCCGCGCTTAAAGATAAATTTTCCGTCTCCATATTAGAAATATCACTTTGCAGACTCTCTATCTCATCAGAATATTTTGCAGCGTTGCTTTCATTTAACTGCTGTAAATGCAAAATATGTTTTTTCTGCAAATCAACTTTTTCTTTTAAGGTAAAGAGTTGATTTTCGGTGTCCTTTATGCCATCCTTAAGTTTTGCTGAATTTTCCTTTAGCACTGAGTTCATTTTGCTAAACACACCAATGTCTAATAGATCCTCAATAACCTCACGACGATGATGAGTGCTAAGTTGCATAAAGGGAATAAAGTTACTACTACCAAGCACGACAACCTGGTGGAAACTCTTATGATTCAATTTTAGGATATTAGTCTCGAGCAATTTTTGATAGTCACGCGAATGTGACTCCTGATTAACAAGTATTCCGTTTTGCCAAATTTCAAAA